GGAGTTGTAAGGACCGACATACACCATGGGTTGATCAACAAACTTTTGATCGACACACTGTCCGTCTTGCACTGGCAACGGTGTCGTCTTAGTTCGTTTCTGTTCCTGCACTGGTGCATAGGGCTGTTGTTCAGGCACTCTTACTCGATCACCAACACCTTGTGGCGTAGCAGCGCCGTGTTGTGACCCCCTGAGATTGTTCATCTCATCTGTGTACCAGACCATTGATTTTCTATGATTTTCGTTAGTTTTGCTCCCTGATTGTTGTGCTTCGGAACCTTTACAGGAAAACCCCAATCTGCGCGTTATGCTACGCGCTGGCTGATTTCCATATAAAGGAATGGCACCAATCGTCCTAGGGATAATGCTCATGCCTCGCGATTTTTCGTAGTAAATCTGATCAGCTCTATCAAGATCATCACAGCTATTAGCCGTGGCATAACGAAAGTCATGCTCACGGGATAAGTGGCCCAATTTTCCTCGCGGTTTAACCGGGTTCTTCGTCGTCGAAGCCTGGAGTTTACCAGCCGAGTAATAGGGCCCAGTATATCCATCAAAATATGGCATATACCACTCATCACCGTAATTCTCTATTGATTTCCTAAAATCGTTAAGAAACATTTGCACCCACCACCATCCATTAACAAATAAATAAATTTAAATGCAACAAACTCATAAATGTAAATATGTAAACATGAGGGTTTAACGTCTCCTCAAGACGAGTTGCTGTGTTTAACAGCTTTCAAGACCTAAAACCTTATACTTAAGAGCTTGACGTTTCTTAAGTAGGTTCAATGGGAATAAATCAGGATTATTCTTCCTTAGATCTCGGAACATTTTATCGAAGAATGCAAATTTCTTATCATCCCAAACATGATTGAGCATGTGGCAACTCAATGCTGATGCCACAAACTCAAGTTTTGTGTGTTTAAGATGCGCAATATGTTTGGTGAAACGTGTTGGGTGATATGTCCACACTCCATCACGTTTGTGAAATTTGTTGGAGAAAAACTCGCAGCCGTCAAACTGTGGTAAGGTTTTGAAATCAGTCACATCAAAACCTAAATTGCGCATTTCTTGTTGATATCTATCAACAGGAAATTTTGCCGGGAAAGTTTGTAATACATCATCTCCTCCTGCTACTATGTTATACTCCCCACTGAGAATTTGTTCTCGGGAG